AAACCATAAATATATTGAGCACCATCTGTTCTCACAACAGTGGCATCAACAGCAACAGTATTGGTACCAACAGATATACCATCTCCTGCTCCAACATCTAATGATCTATTAGCACTAAGATCTCCACCACCAGTTAAACCATTTCCGGCGGTTATTGTACGAGTAGTTAATACTGCTCCATCAATATTAGTTTGAGCAACAGTCCAGTCACTATTTAAATTGCCAGATCCGCTTCTGTCTACAACAGCAATGATTAGATCTCCAACTTCACAAACAGCTCCAGCATATGTTGCTGCTGTTATTACTCGGAATGTCCAACCAGCACTATATGTTGTTGGAAGAGCTGTTACTGTACCTCCAGTACCAATTGTTCCTTTAAAAATCATCGCATCATTAGCGCCAAATAAGCTATCAGCATAAGCTTTAGTGGCAACATCACTACCATTAATAGTCATATTTGTTGTGGCAGCAATAGTACCAGAAGCTGTTAAGTTTCTTATGCCAGTAATATCTTTATTAGAGTCTGCTGTAACAGCTTTGCTAGCTTCAACAGTACCTAGTGTTGTAATATCAACATAGTTAAGTTCGGTGGTACTTGATGTTACTCCATCTAAAACATTGATCTCAGCAGCAGATGCTGTTAGATCAGTAATATCAGCAACTTGAATTGTTGGATCACTTAGAGATAATGTGGTATTACCAGTACTATCGTTATAACTAACAGCTATTCCGCTAGTACCAATTAAATTAGTCCCAATAACATCTTGAATAGATTCTGTTAGATCTGATGGTAACACAGCAGCATACGCCAAAGAGTTCCATGCTGCTGTTCCGTCACCTATCTTAAATTTGCCAGTGTCTGTTTCAAAGCCTATTTCACCAGCATATAACACTTGTGTTGTCCACTGATTAGCACCAGCAGCAGCTGTTCCTCTTCTTACTTGTATTCTATTTTGGACTGGCATAGTTTATTATTAACTCCATGTATTTTATTTAAGGTGAACCGCCATCAACATCTATCTCTGATAAATAATCGTCTAAGTTATCTATTCGACTAACATGTAAATTACCAACGATCTTACTCATTGGTATATCATCTGGTAAGTCACTAGCTAATAGTTTTTCTGTATTAATAATATCAATATTGAAGGTTTCGTATCTTTCAATCTCAATATTATCAAATGAATCTAAATAACTAGTTTCTATTTCCAATAAATTTGTTTCTTGCTCAATTTCTATAATAAAATTGCTCATTATATATTACACTGTAATGAGTTATTTGACTGACTAAATCGTTTAACAATAGTTATGGTACCAAAAAGTAGTCGGGTTGTATATTTACCTCCACCAGCATACAAATCATCAGGACTCTGTAATTCAAGATCGTATTTAGCCGTATTAAAATTAAATGTGTTTGTGGTGTTGGCCGGAATCATTAGTGTTAATTTACCATTAAGATCATCAATAATAAATTTATATATACTATGATCAGTATTGTCTGAACTAAATATTTGAGTGGTATTGCTACTGGTTTTCCAAATTAATCTAGCACACCAATTAGTTAAATCTATTGGGTTACCTTCGGCATCTTTATAAATTAGACTAATTTTAAATGATGTTCCTTGCTCTATTGGAAAATCATATTTGCTTGCTGACATATTTTAGCCCTCTGATGGTAGAATACACCAAAAAAGAAAGGCTAGCGGTTAAGCTAGCCTTCTTCTTTGATTTGATTATCTTCTGAAAATATCAGAGAGAACCAACGATTACTCTTCTGTTATCAAGAACAGCGAAGCCTTGCTCGGCCCAACCGTAGAAGCCAGCTCTCTTTTGACGATGTAGTGTATCGTCTTCAAAGATTTGAACTTGCTCACGAATTGGCATTATGAAAGAATCTCTCTTTCTTAAGTCAAGACCAACAACCATTTCAACGTCGCCAGGAGGTAGTGAACCTAGTAGAACGTTTTCATAGAATAGTTGGTATTCTTGACCTTCGCCTAGTTCGTCTAGGTCATGAAGATTAACACCGAATACTCTATTAAGAACGCCACTACCATCAGCAGCAACGTAGATTTCTCTACGGGTAACTTCATCAACTTGATCAAGACCCCAGTTACGAATGTCTTCAACAGCCTCGGGAGAAACATAAAGGTCTGTTAGTTGACCACGATTGGTTGATGTTGAGTTACCGCCGCCATTTCTTCTCATAACGGTCTTCATTAGAGAAACTAGTCTCTTGGTGAATTGACCGGTATCAGCATCACTATCAAATACTACTAGGTTACGATCAACACCAGCAGCAAGAAGTGTGTGCCAGCCGTCATCGTTCATCTTCTTAACGAAGCCAGCTTCTAGAACTTCCATGGCACGACCAACGATATCCCAGCGAGCATCACGAGCATACTTTAGTAAGTAGTCGATGCTTGCACCGATATCAAAGGTTGGAACCATGACGTAATCGCCTTCAACATGACGCTCTGGAATATAACCGTGATTAGGAATTGTGTAGGCCACAAAGTCCTTCTCGGTACCAGGGCTAAGGAAGTCTAAAGGAAATTCTGGAGTAGCACTTTGGGCCAATGTGATTGGCTCGAAGATACCATCAAGAATATCGCCATTTAGAATGCCTTGACGAAGTGGTTGCTCTAGAGCTTTTGCAAATTCTGCATTAGCAGCTAGTGCCTCTTCTTTTCTTGGTGAACCAGACTTAACAAGAAGATCAGTTAGTTCTGGGGTTGGATTAAAGTGTTGTGTAGCCATTTGAATTTTTCTCCCTAGTATCAAGTTATATTTACGTCTACTTTGACATAACCGTCGCTATCAAGACCACTTAAAAATCTACCAACCTTTACAGAATTGAGAGAGTTTGTGGTGAATCTGCCAAGACCATCATAATAAGCACTGCTACCAGCAACTGGTGATACGCCAGGAGCTACTACGTCAGTAGTAACTTGGCCTCTACGAAGCAAAGTAACCTTGCCACCAACTTGCACTTCATCTTTGTGCCAGTTGATATGAGTTCTTGTTAGATCATAATTTCTAACGTCGTTTAAAAGAAGTCCAGCTGGAACTGTACCACTTGGTGAGCCTGTTGGATAACCAACGGTAGCACCAGAGTCATCCATTGAAGCGCCAACGCCAGTTGTATTGTGTACAACAACGCCGCCTCTTTCGCCAACTGAATTCATGAAAAATGAGATATCTGTGTAAGATTCGATACGATCAGGTTTTAGAGCCATGTCTTATTCTCCCTTATTAGAATTTTTCTTATTAAGTCTGTTACGAACAAAATCGACCAATGCGGCGCGGGTAGTTTCAATTTCGTTATCTTCACCACCAACGCTAAGATCAGTAGCTTCAACTGTTTCAGCAGTTTCTAAAACGTCTTCGCTAGCCATTGGCTTTTCTTCTTTCTTTGGAGGAACCTTCTTGGCAGCAACGCTGAGTAGTTCAGCAATACCGTCAAAAGCTTCGTCTTCAAGATTTTCAAATTTGTCAACTGTGGCTGTGGCTGTTTCTTGATCAATACCCATTTCAACTAAAGAAGCCATTCTCTTCATTTTCTTTTCTTTCTTCATCATATCAGCTTCTTTACTCTTATAGCCAGCAATCGACTCTAGAGCTTCGTCTAATTCAGACTTTGTTTTCTTGAATAGTTCATCTTTCTTCATGTTCTCTTCTTCAGATGACTTCTTAGCAGCTTCTGTTGAAGAAACTAGTTCGTCATATGAAGCTTGAAGAGAGGCTAAACCACTATTCTTTTCTTCAATTGTTTTTTCTAAAGAAGCAACTGTATCCTTAAGCTGAGTAGCTAATGAATAAGCTTCTTTGGTAGCCGAAGCGCAATCAACTGCGGCTTCTACCTTGGCTTTTAGTTCGGCGATTTCTTGTTCTAGATTCATGTTATTATTCTCCATATTATTGGGACAATCTGAAAATACACCAGCTTTTACAAAATCACTATTTTTTTCTTGTTCATTACTTAATGAATTAAATATTATACTATCTGGATTGGCTGGTTTGTCAACATAACCTTTGCCAGAAAATGTAATTTGTCTTAATACTCTACCAATTTTATAGTTATCATTTTCTCCTAAACCACCATATGCTCTTAGATATTTGGTTAGATGAGAAGTTTCTTCATTTCGTGCTATAACTTTATATTCGCCACTAGTTTTATCTTCAACTCCATAATCAAAACCCTTAAAGTAGCACTCCATGCTAACATATTTAGTACCATCTTCTATTTCAGCAATTAGCTTATCTGAACGACCTTTTAATTCAGGATTACTAAAACCCTTATAAATAACAGAGCCAGTTAAGATATGGAATTTATCAGGAAGATTGTCGGACGGGGTTGCTTGATCTATTAGAATACCATCTTCTGTGATTGGCCAATTTGATGTAATGTGGCCTATTATAATCTCTTCATTATGATCAAGATTAGTTGGTTTGTCTTCTGGAGTATTTCTTGCTTGCCAAACTTCTAATTTATCGAATATATCATCATTTTTATTCCAGCTAGAAGTAACAAGAATGGACTGAACATAGTATAGGTCGCTATCATCTATGCCAGCAATAGCTTTATTAGCCCTAATTTTTGAGGCTGTTTCAGTGTCATTAACTGGTTGTGCCAAAGCAGCATAAGATACTGAAGCTGATGCTTTTATCTTATCTTCTAGGCCATCATTAATTTCATTTGGATAAATATTCATAAAATCTCCATTGTATTATAGCTAATACACTAAAATTAGTCACATGGTACACTATTTAAAAATAGCTTTGCTTCACTACTGGTCTCAATAATGTTCTTTAAATTGCTATATATTTGATTAGATAAATCTTCTGTAAAATTTTTAGCTGAATCAGAATTTGGATTTATAGGATATAAGTCGATACCTGAACAACAATTATTTAGAGATTTTATAATTTTTTGTATATCTATATTAGATAAATATTTATAATAGCATTTACATTGATTTACTAGACTTATAGATCCAATATATATAGGATTTTTTTTCTGATCTGTTTTATCAGCGCTACAGCATCCAGCATCACTATCTATGTCTAGATAGATATCATAAGAATTACAACAAAGATTTAATCCAATTAATATACGACCCGAACAAGACAACGTCAATGAACATTCAATTCCAGAGGTGACACTTTCATCGCAATTATCTGGGTCACTCTGTATTTTATTAACTAATTCACAAATTCTTGCTATTATATTTTTATATTTTAGATTAAATTGATAGATATATAAAGCTCTTAAGGTTTCTGCTGTAACGTTAGGATTTTTAATTGTATAATTGTTATCTTCAATTAATAATGTATTATAATCCATTTCAAAACAAAAGAACTGTGAAAATACAGCTAAAAATTCCATTTTATTTTTTAAAGCATAATCTAATTCCTTAAAAGCAAATCTTTCATCAATAATAGTAGTGGCAGGTGGTTTAAGTTCGATAATATTAGAATCTATCAAATTTTTTGTAAATTGTTTATGAAAATTTTTGATATCTTGGTAAATTAATTTATATTGTTGATACAATAAATCTCTTTGCTTATTAAATAAATCATTCTTTGTTTTTGATCTACAAGGATAACATCCATCCATTAAATGGATAATTTCGTGAGTGATTATTTGCTGTATTTGTTCCACACTATAAGATAATATACTTGTACTAGGATCATGGGGATAGGGGTCTTTGGCCATGGTATTAATCATAACAATATTATTACATCTTGGAACGGCGGCCGATGTGCTAAATCCAGAACCTGGGACTCTTCGCAAAGCTCCACTATCTCGTGGATTAGTTAGAACAAACTTAATTAAGTCTATCTTTGATTTTAGACAATTACATGAGAAAGAATTTTTAACATTTGCTATTGCTTCTTGTAATTTAGATATCTCACGACTAGTATAGTTACTAGTTCGTGTTTTATAAATATTATTACCAAGATTTGTTAATTGCTCAGGATAGTCTCCAATTGCTCCTGGAAAAAATCCATCTGCATTATAGAGATCTAAAGCCTGTAATTTTGATAAGTCTATATCTAAATTAAATTTTTTATTTTCTAGATTAAGATTACATTTACAGGTCATTATAATTCTCTACAAAAGTTAGTGACTTTATAGTTTTTAGTTCTTCCTGACTTAAAGTCCTATCCCTTTGTGAAGCTAATTCTTTTGAGTATTCTTTATACTTAGAATATCCTTTATTATTATCTATATCAACTAGTTTAGATATGAGATTATTTTCATTAATTTCTTCTGATGGATCCAAAGTGAATAACAACTTGCTCTTTGTGGAGTCAGCTTCAGTATATTCAACTGTGGATAAGCTTCTCATATTCTTTTTATTATAAAACTCTAAGAAATATGGATTCATTATTTCATTAATTTTATCCTGGGCCTCATTTGCCCAAATCTGTAAAGATGCTCCTGTTTGTGGTGCGAACTTTTTAGTTTGACGCTGACCAGAATCTTTACTATTCTTAGGGCGACCCTGACCAGATACTCCAGCCGGTTTAGTTGGACCAATTGATTGTTTTTGTGTTATAACCTCATTCTTGGCATCCATAGCGCTCTTTTGTCCACCCTTTTTCTTATCTAATTCTAAGCCAACTTCGCTAGGAGTTACTATACCAGTTTGTAATGAAATTTTACGAAGTTCATTATCAATTTCTGGACTATAGTACGGTCCAGACTTTGGTACATAACTATCGGTATCTCTTTCTCTTTGTTCTCTCTTAACTCTAACCTTTTCCATATCAGAATCAAAACCAAATGCTGTTTGAACAAGTTCGTCGCTAATAATATTACGATCAGCAAGTTGAATGAGTAATGCTTTTTCAGCATCTTCATTACTAAGATCCATTCGATCAAATTCTACTTTTGCTGGAAATCTAAAACCCATAGCTTTCTGAACAGCAGCAATTTCTTGTTTCCAGAATGCTGTTAGTATTTTGCGACCATATTGTAATCTTTGAGTTAATGTTTTTAAGCTAATAAAATTATTTGTTGTACCGGCAGCACCGAATGTTCCAGTTAGTGTTGGAGGAATACCAAGACCAGCATAAACACTATTCAAATGGGGAATATATTTACCTTCTCCTAAGAATTGATGAACATTGGTTTTACTCTCAAGCAATTCAATATCTGGACCCCACACAAGATCCATCGTACCACCACCAACATTATTTTGTAAGATAGATGCTAGTTTAGCTGTTGCGGCTTTTGTAGGAGCAACTTTATGTTCAAGACTACCAAGTTTAAAAATACGAATGTTACTAATAGCACCATCAAGAGCAGCCAAGTCTGCTAGTTTAAGTTTTTCAATTATGAATATATCATCCATAATACTATAAATCATAGGATAGGCCCATGTTGACCAATCATCTTTTTTATAGTGAAATACTACTGTTTTTTCTGGATCTAGAACATAAGGCTTTTTTGTTTTTGCAGCTTCTAGTACCGTGATTGGTAATGATGAAACTATCTTTTGTTCATACTCATTCTTTGGACTATTTATAGTTCTTCTTAAATTAGAGGGCAAAGTAATAGCATAAATTTTAGATCCTGAAAAAGAAGCTAATGATCCTCCTATTACATCAACATATGACGGATCAATAAAAGTATATTTCCAAGGAATTTCTCTTTTTTCTACCTTTATTTCATCATCATTAATTATAAGATCTGCTGAACCAACACTTCTATATAATTTATCTGTTACCTTTAAACTTATTTTGGCAGTTTGTCTATTGATGACCACATTACCTGTTCGGTAAAGATTATTAAGAAATCTCTCACTTCGTTCATATCCATTAATTCGTTCAAACCAATTTCTGTAAAATCGTTGAATTCTTTTATTAGGATGAGATAGTCTTATTCCCTGACAAGCAAAATCACCCATAAGATCAATAACGTTTTTAACCAATCCTACTCTGTGGTATATAGAATCGGCCGCTTTTATTATTCCTCGTAACTTTTCTGGAACAGCTTCATCTGGTCTAAATTTGTCATAATCTGCTCGTGTTAAACCAGGACGGCTAGAAGTATTACCATCTAAATTAGAGTAATCTGTGCGATATCTAGAGGCTCCTGATGAGCGATGTACTATATCAAATTCTGAAAGAGATCTTGAGGCTTCATTTAAAGCTTTCTCTTTACTGGCTAAATCTTCTCCCCATGCCACATAAGCATTTTCATTCTCAATGGCCGCATTTTGTATAGCATCGCTTTTTGGATAATTTTTTGTCATGATTGTATCATATTAGTATTGGAATAGTATTACAAGTATATACACTATTTAACATGGACAACCCTCTCTTCCTCTTACTAAACCGGGAAAAGCTCCAGCAACACTATTAAAAATGGCATCATCAAAATCCTTAATAATTGACTCTTTAAGCTTGTGAATACTAAGCATACCCTCTCCTTGCGTACGACCAATAGTAGAGCAAGTTTCACAACCCATAAACAGTTGTTCAAATACACATGGCATAAGTTTATTATCTATTGATTCATAATAAAAAATACATTTTTTTGGACATTGTGGACACAAAGTAACCGTCGCATAGTCCTTTAATCCTTTCCTTCCTTGTGTTTTTCTGCAACAACTATTCTTTTCAGCGTTAACTATAAGCTGTACATCATATTGACTAATTATTAATGAATCTCCACTTAGTGTAGTCTTACTAGTTGGCTTTAATTTCAATTCAAATTCAATATTGAGACCATCGGTGTTACAGCCACCAGTTCTTAATTCATTAATTGATCTACAATACTGGATAAGATTTTCTTGAAAGTATTTTTGATATATATCTGTTATTATATCAACTGCTATAGTATTGACAATTCGCTCAAAATCTGCCAATTCAGGCATGGAGTTAGTAAATTCTAAATATAGAAATTCTGATATAATACCATGAATTCCCTTAACACAAAATTGATTTGCGTAAGCTCTAAATTCATTGGCATTGTCAAAAAATCTTGAATTTAAAGCTAATATATTATCTCTTATATATGCAGCAATTTTTTGTATGTCATACGGTCCATCAAACGTATATTCAGTTCCTTCATACGATCCAAATCCATTAAACAAAATACGCATCCATTCTTGGAATTGGTTATTTTTAAAAAGAGTATCTATAATTTCTTTCTCTATAGCAGGTATTTGATTTTTAAACTTTACATAAAAATCCTTTGTTATTCGATCTATTTCAGCTGATAATTGATCGTCATAACAGGCTTCACAATCATCTATTGTGTGCATCAATTCGTGATATATAAGTAAACATAAATCTACTGGATTATCATCTCCGGGTCTAAAAATATTCTCAAGAATAATATTCATTCTATTATTTACGGTACATGCTAAAGTCTCTGCACATTCTGGTACGAGTGCAGAAGAAGTTATTGTGAAAGTATTTAATCTTACCTTATTTTTTAAGCATTCACATTCTATTTTATTTATACCACAATTAATAGCATTAATAATTTGATTAACCTGTTCTTGAAATCCAGGCAACGCATTATTTTCTACAAAAATATTTGGACCTACACTAGTGAATCCATCATGATCATCCCACATATCAGAATTTATATTAAAATTAAATTTTGTAGTTAATGATTCGGGTTTACATGGATCTGGCATATTTATGCTTTCTGTTTATAGAATTTATAAAAATTATACACTAAAATTAGCTATTTTAATATATCTTTCTAAAAGTTTCGTTCTATCTAAATATTCCATTTGT